GCGTACCAGCCTTCATGGTATCGAGGGGGGGAAAGCAACCGTCCGCAGACGTTCTGATTATGGTCTATAGAGAGGAAAGATATGTACCAATATTTAACCTATCCACGAGATGGATATGATGAGGGTTCTTTGAAGAAAGATCTGATTTACAAATTGATAACGAAGCATAGCACTGAAGGCTCACGTTTGAAGAAACTTAAAAGCTACTACTTGGGTGAGCATGCTATCTTAAATCACAAGAGACGCAACGAGAACGCACCAAATTATAAGACGGTAGCCAATCATGCCAAGGATATTGCAGACACGGCTACAGGCTATTTTATGGGCAATCCTATCAAATACAATAACACTGCTGAAGGCGATATTGATGAACTGCTTACAGCCTTTGACGGCGCTGAGATTGACCAAGTAGATGCTCAGAATGCTTTGAACATGGCTATCTATGGTCGTGCTTATGAGTACATCTATGCTAAAGAGGGATTGACTGAGTTGGACTCAACTAGCATTGATCCAGAAAATACCTTCATGGTCTACGATGATAGCATTGAGCGGAAGCCTTTGTTTGCGGTCTACTACTATCAAATCAAGGACGATACGAAAGACACTACCAAGTACCAGGCTGAGGTCTTTACCGAAAATCTGCACTATCACATGGTGCTGAGAAGTACAGATTCAGGAACAACTCAGAATGAGCAGGTAACCCCTCACAACCTTGGGCAAATCCCAATTATCGAATATCGCAACAATCACTTTGCAATTGGTGACTATGAGCAACAAATTAGCTTGATAGACGCTTATAATTCCTTGATGGGGAATCGTGTCAATGATAAGGAACAGGCTGTAGAGTCTATACTTGTCTTGTATGGCACGCAGTTAGCAGACACTCCAGAAGACGCTAAGGTAGCAATGAAGATTCTTTCTGAAGAAGGTCTTTTGGAATTGCCGGGCGATAGTGCAAGGGCTGAGTTCTTGAAGAATACGCTGGATGAAAGTGCTACGGAAATCTTGCGCACAGCTCTGAAAGAGGACATCTACACATTCAGCCATGTGCCTAACTTGACTGATGAGAACTTCGCAGGCAATACGTCAGGGGTAGCCATGGAATTCAAGCTGATGGGTCTTGAGATGATTACCAAGACCAAGGAGGCGAACTACAAGCGAGGATTACGTCAGCGTATTGCGATTTTTGCTCATTACCTAGGTATGAAGCAGATTGCTCTTGAGTCTCATTCAATCGTTCCACAATTCAGCCGTGGTCTACCTAAGAACTTACTGGAAATCTCTCAGATTGTGAACAACTTGGAAGGTAAAGTGACCAACAGGCAGCTTATTTCTCTCTTGCCGTTTGTGGAAGACCCTGATGCTGAATTAGAAGCTTTGGAAGAAGAGAAAAAGAAGAACATGGAAGATATGCCGATGTTCAACCAAGACAACACGAAACCCGAAGACGAGGTAGCAGATGAAGAATCAGGAGTATTGGGCGAAGAGGAAAGCCAATCTGATTTACCAGCAGATGGACAAGGCCGAAAAGCAGGCAGACCAGTTCGATAAGGTCTATCAGGAAGCCAAGACTTACTTGGATAAGGAAGTCAATAAGATTTTTGATAAGTTCCAACGTGATTATGGTTTAAGCCAGGTAGACGCTAAACAAGTTTTGAAGAACATGAAGGACAAGAAAGACTTGAATGAACTTCGTAAGGTGCTTGAAGCAAGACCGAATGACCCGAACATTCAAAGATTATTGGCTGACTTAGACAGCCCAGCTTATTCTTTTCGTATGAAGCGCCTAGAGCGTTTGAACAATGATTTAGATCATATACGTGAATCTATCTACCATTCAGAGAAGACAGGCTCAGACGCTTTTTATAGCGACCTGATGAAGGATAGTTACTACAAGGCTACCTTTGACCTGCAACAGCAGACAGGGTTAGCATATGGCTTTTCTGGGCTTCCTGAGAGCGAGATAAAACATCTACAGTCTTTTAGTTGGGTAGGCGACGGAAGTACGTATTCAACAGACATCTGGAAGAATACAGGAAAGCTTACTTCAAGCATAAAAGATGAACTCCTCATGAGCCTTATGACTGGACGAGATACACGAGAAACTGCACAAGCAATTGCTGAGCGGTTCAATGTAGGTCAGAATGATGCAAGGCGTTTGGTTCGGACAGAATCAGCCTTTTTTCACAACCAGATGGAACTGCTCAGCTATGAAGAAGCAGACATAGAGAAGTATATCTTCGTGGCTGTCTTAGACAAGCGTACATCCCGCATTTGCCAAGAACATGACAATCAGGTCTATGACAGGGACAAGGCAACCCCTGGCGTCAATTACCCGCCTCTGCACCCTTGGTGTAGGTCTACTACTGTCGGATACGATGAGGACGCAGACTACAGCAAGCTGAAGCGTAGGGCAAGAAATCCTGAGACTGGTAAAGTCGAGTATGTGCCTGCTGATATGACTTATAAAGAGTGGTATAGCAAGTATGTGGATGGTGAGGACGTTGTTAAGGAATCTAAACCAGAAGTGGATGACAAGGTTTTTGTAGCTGATAAACCAAGTGAAATAGACGACTTCTTCAAGAAGCAAAAGTCTTATCAAAAGTGGTATAATGAGCTTGATGAAAAACAAAAAGATGCTATTTTCAATTACACTATGTCTCCACATGAGCAAATAAATTCCGTGATGAGGCAAGGTTATGAAGAATACAGAAAAAATGGTTTAATGGAAATTGAAGCATCTGAAATTCCTTATGTCGAAAGATATTTGCAAGAAAACCTAGAGCTTTCCAAAAAGTTAGAAACCGTATTTGGAAGCTATAAGACGGAGGAAAGTTTCATAACTTATCGTGGAACTAGGGCAGAACAATCATACTTTAATAACTTAATTGTCGGTCAGACTACTGTAATCGACAAGGCTTTTATGAGTACAAGTTTAGCGAAAGAAGAAGCATTAAACTTCTCTAATGATGGAATCGGAGAAAGGTATCTATTGGATATTACAGTAAGAAAAGGTTCTAAATCTGGAGTATACATATCTGAGCTTTCGGATATGCCAGAAGAAAAAGAATTTCTTATCAAACCATCTGCTAAATTTAAAGTTATATCCGTAGATAAAAATTCATCAGGATTAAATTTGATAAGTTTGGAGTTACAAGATGATTAAAAAAAGATTTTTAGAACCATTTCAAGATATTCCGAGTGTTAGAGCTGATATTTTAGTTTTTACACAGGGGTTATCTCTAAAGCCTATTGTTTCGTTTTTGAAGTCAGCTAGTGATGAAGAATTGCATAAAATAGGCAAAGCCGTTTTTTATCTCTATCCTGCCAATATTCGGGAACAGCTAGCTAACAAGAGAAAAGATTCGGTAAATTATAGCTTCATCGACGACTACACTCGTACATATAATATTGATTCTACTACTACATCTAAAGATAAGTCTCGAGGTAGTGCATTGCTCGCATTTTTACGAGAAAATCCTGATATGGATGCAACAGAGTTTTGTAAAAAACTTAAATTATAATACAAATTAAGCACCTAGAGAAATCTAAGTGCTTTTTTCGTGCTCAGAAAGGATTGAAAATGGATAAAGCAAAAATTAGGATAACTAACGTAGAATTTTCAGGATCAAACGAAATTGAATCAGCGACAGTGAAACTAGAATTAGATATTCATGGGGCAGATACGTTCAGCGCGATTGAGTTACTACCTAAAATATTAACCGACATTTCTTCATTATCGTATGAAGTTGATTTGTTTTAAGGAGTAAAGATATGTTTATCTGGGATTGGGTATCAATCGCCTTTGGGTGGTTGGTATTCTTTTGGCTGTTTTTTTTAATTGTAGGAACTATTCTTGCGATTTTAACAGGTTTCAAAAATAGAAAGTAGGTGTTCCAACATCTTGACTGGCAGGAATAGACTGCTATAAATTACTGTAAATTGCTATAAACCGTGTCGGATTCGATGCGGTTTTTCTATTGTCCAAGCATTGAAGACTTTAAAAGCTATGGAATTATACAGTCGGGGACGACTTAAAAAATAGGAGGTTCGCAATGAACGAAGAAACACAAACAGTCGAAACGGTTGAAGAACAAAAGGTAGCTGCAGAACCTGCACCACAACCGCAAGACGAGAAGAAGTACACTGACGCAGATGTCGATGCTATCATCGATAAGAAGTTTGCTAAGTGGAAATCAGAGCAAGAGGCCAAGGAAAACGAAGCTAAGAAGCTTGCTAAGATGAACGCTGATGAGAAACAGAAATATCAGTTAGATCAGCGTGAGCAGGAACTGGCTGACCGTGAAAAGGCTATTGCTCGTAAAGAATTGACCGCAGAAGCTAAAGCGATGCTAAGTGAACGTGACTTACCTGTTGAGTTAGTAAATGTAGTCGATTTGACAAGCGCAGAGACGGTATCTGAGTCTATTACCTCTATCCAAAAAGCATGGGAAGAGTCAGTTCAGAAGGGAGTTTCTGAGCGTATGAAAGGTAGTGCACCTATCAAAAATGCACAAACAGTCCAGCAAGAAGTCACGGAAAAATGGCGTAAAGACTTCTTGTAATAAAAGAAAAGAGGAAAAATAAATGGCATTTGAAGAACTAAACACAGCAGAATCACGCAAGAAACATCTAGGGATTATTGAGGATGTACTTGCAGTAAACTCATATTCAACACCACTTGTAACATCAAGCGATGCAGTAACCTTGCAAGGTCGATCTTTTACAGTAGCAACTGGGAACACAACAGAACTTAAAGACTACAAACGTAACAAAGACAACGAATTTGACCACGTTGAAGTTGAAGAAAAGGTTTATACCCTTGACGAAGAAAAATACTGGGGTCGTTTCGTAGACCAATTGGACGAACGTGACTCTAATGGTCAAGTAAATATCAATTATGTTATTGCACGTCAAGCAGCAGAAGTAGTAGCTCCATATCTTGATGAACTACGTTTTGGTGCAGCACTTGGTAATGTTAGCGACAACGTTATTATGGGCAAAGAAGCAGGAGCGAATAACGCATACAATGCAATTCTAGATGTTTCTGAAAAACTTGATGAGCTTGGAATTACAAAAGAGCGTTTGCTTTTTGTAACACCTAAATTCTACAAAGCGATCAAGTCTGAAATCGTTCGTCTACCACATGGTGACGCAGATAAGAAGGTCCTTGGAAAAGGATATGTTGGTGAATTGGATGATTACACAGTCTACAAAGTACCTTCTAAATTCTTGAAAGGTGTTAATGCCCTTGCTACTGTTCCAGGTGTTGTTACATCTCCAGTGCAAGTCGATAATACTAAGTACAACGATAACATTCCAGGCCGATTTGGTGAATTGGTAGAGCAATTGCTTTACACTGGTGCATTTGTTCTTGAACACTTCAAAAAATACATCATTACCATCGCTGATACTAAACCTGAAGCTAAACCATCTACTCAAGGTAAAGTTGTAAACCGTGCTAAAGCGTGGAAGACTGGAACAGCCTATAAAGAAGGTGATACAGTAACGCATGAAGATAAAGTCTATGTTGCTATCAAAGACATCACTAGCTCAACCAATGCACCAGGCTCTGACTCAGCTAACTGGAAAGAAAAAACTGGTAAGAAATAGGTCTTAGTTATGAAATTTAAAATCAAACAAGATTTCTATGATTGGAAATTAAATGTGAAACGACTGGTAGGAGAGGAAATTGAGATTACTGAGGATCGCTATGCTGAGCTGGCAAACAATTTCGCCAGCAACGGTGTCGCTATCTCAGATGTTCTTGAGGAAATCCTCCCTGAACCTGAGTTTTTAGAAGAGGATTGATATGTCTATAGAGTTGCTGAAGAAAATGACAGGCGAAGAAGACACTCAGCTTCTCATGTTGCTCCAAACGAGGGCTACAAATCTTATCTTGTCAGAGACTAATCGCACATCTTTGACACCTGCTTTAAGTCTTTTAATACCTGAGGTTGCTATTGAGCTCCACAACCGCTCAGGAGCGGAAGGAGAGCATTCTAGAACCGAGGGTGGTATAGCAGTAGTCTACGGAGAAAACGGCCTGTCTACGGGTCTTTTACAGCGTATCCGCATGCACAGACTAGCAAGGGTGGCAGGCCATGTTTTTGAAGCAGAGTAGACTGAAACCTTATCCAATGCGACGGTTTGAAAAGACTGTCACAGAAGAAGGTGTCGCAAAAGAAGGATATGCCAAGGAAACTGAGACAGTCCGTCTTGAATTGTGGCCAGCTAGTAGCAAGCTACAATCTGAATTGTACGGCGAGCGTGTCAACGACATTTTGAACGCAAATGCCAACAAGTCAGCGACTATCAAAGTAAAAGATGGTGTGTGTATCGATAGCCAGACAGAAGTGACTCACAGGGTTATTTCTAAAAAGGTCTACACATATCATCAAGTTTTGGAGTTAGAGCGTGTCAGAGCTACTAGGGGCAGATAGGCTTATAGCTAAATGTAGACGGTTAGCTAGTAAAAAAACTGGCGAGGATATCGTCTTACGTGCGGTACACAATGCAGCTAAAAAGGTTGTCCAAGCTGATGCAAGAAGACTCGTACCAGTGAATGATGGAGAACTTATAACTAGTATCAAAACCAGAGCAAAAATGGACGGAGATAGGGCTATAGGAGAAGTTTACACCAACCTTAAATACGCTCCTTACGTTGAGTTTGGAACGGGACCTAAGGGTCAGGCTAGCCATTCTGGTATCTCCCCAGAGGTTAGCGTGTCTTACAGGTCTAGTCCTTGGTATGTGCATGAAGACCAAATTGATGTAGGACCTTACCATTTTCAAAAAATTGGAGAGTTCTACAAGATGTATGGTCAACCTGCCCAGCCTTATCTTTATCCAGCTTTGAGAGACAATCAAGAGCGTGTGTCTAAGAATATTTCGAATTATGTCCGTAGAAAGATAAGAGAACAAATAAAATGATCAATATCAAGCCTGTTATTTATAAAGAATTGCAAAAGGTTGCAGATAATGTGACTGATACTTATCCTAGCGATTGGGAGACTTTCCCAGTCGTTATTTTTTTGGAAGAACAAAACAAGCCCGGTGAATGGTTTGATGACCAGGAACAAAAATCATCTATCCGCTATAAGGTGGATATCTTTGATGATACCAGCACTAGTGAGTTAGCTGTTAAAATCAATCAGATTTTTGAGTCTTTAGGTTTGCGAAGAACCGACTGCCAAGACGTGCCAGACCCGTCTCATTTGAGACATAAGGTCATGCGTTTTGAAGGTGTCGTTGATTTACACTCAGAGCTTGTTTTTCAATTTAGAATGGAGAATTAAACATGTTAGCAAACGGAATTACGCTGTCTTATGGGACAGCTAAAGGAACTTACACTAAACTTGCAGGGTTGAAAGAAGTACCAGAGTTTGGTATTGAGCCTGAAAAAGTAGAGAACACTACTCTTGAAGACAAAGTTAAAAAGTATGAGTTCGGTATTGGTGATGCAGGGGAATTGGAATACAAATTCTCTTACAAGAACGATAGCGCAACCGCACCTTATCGTTTATTGCGTACAGCGGCAGACAATAAGACAAAACTCTTCTTTGAGCAAACTTATCCAGACAACACTAAAGTTCATTTTGAAGGTCAAGTATCTGTTAAGCTTGGCGGTGGCGGTGTCAATGCCGTTATCGAGTTTACTCTTAAAATTGCTTTGCAGTCAGAGTTGGAATTTGTAGACGGAATTGGAGGTTAATTAAATGGCGTTAAAATACACAACTTGGAAAGTTACTGACGAAAAAGAGTTGAAGCTACGTTTGACATCTCATCAAGCTGCAACTGTGGAAGAAAAAATCGGCATGAACTTGCTGAAGATTTTCATGCCTGAAGCTGGCGAAGAGTTTACTTTACCGCCTTTGAAAGTTATGTTGTTGTTAGTTCATGGAGCCTTGCAGCAGTATGAACATGGGTATTCCTTTGAGGACGTCTATGATCTATACGATGAATATGTGGATAACGGTGGAGACCAAACAACCTTCATGACAGAGGTTTTAATGCCACTCTTTGAAGTATCGGGTTTTACTCCACGAGGAAGCAAGGACAAGAAAACTTCCAACAAGAAGAAAATGATAGTAGTCGAGTAATCTTGACGGTAACGCAGATTATTGAGAGGCTTTACCCTATGTTTTTAGACATCGGGGGCAAGCCTCTTGATTTTTGGGATTTAACGGTACTTGAAATCAGAGAAATGATTGAAAGTTACAACCGTGTCAAAATCCAAGAGCGTAAAGAGAAGATTATTGACTCATACAGACTTTCGCAGATGATAGCAAATAACGTTTCTCTTTTGCTTTCAAAAGATGCTAAACCGCTTGACGTTTGGGATTACGCTCCTGAACTTTTTGAGAAAGAGCGAGAGCAGGTCGAACAAGCGAGATTGGCACAAGAGCTGAAATTGCACCAAGAACGCATGCGCATGTTTGCTGAAAGTCATAATCGAAAAATGAAAATGAAAGGAGAATAGATGGGAGTTACTCTTGATGAGCTCAAGGTTATGATTGATGCTGAAATCGCACCTTTCAAAAGCAAGATGAAAGAAGTCGAGAACAAGGTCAAGGATGCCTCTAGCAAAGTACAAGCCTCAACCAACAAAATCAAGGCACAGTCTGGCTCAATGCTAGGTGTATTTGGTAAACTTGCCAAATTCGCTGGCTTTGCCTATCTTGGCAAGAAATTGTTAGATGTCGGCATGTACTCTACGCAGATGGCTCTTGAAGTTACAGCATCAATTAACCAAATCAAGCGTCAGATGGGCGAGAGCTCACAGACATTCTTAAAATGGGTAAATGACAATGCAAACGCTATGAATATGGGCGTTGGTGAAGCGACGAAATATGGGGCAGTATACTCAAACCTATTTTCTGGATTTATCAAAGACACCAACAAGCTAAGTGCTTATACCGCTAAGATGTTGCAAACATCGGCAGTTATTGCTGAAGGCTCAGGGCGTAGCATTACAGACGTTATGGAGCGTATTCGCTCAGGGTTACTAGGGAACACCGAAGCAATTGAAGACTTAGGAATCAACGTCAATGTGGCTATGATTGAGTCTACTGAAGCCTTTAAGAAGTTCGCAAACGGACAGAGTTGGCAACAGTTGGATTACCAAACCCAGCAACAAATCCGCCTTATGGCTATCCTAGAGCAAGCTACAGCCAAGTATGGAGATACCTTATCCAACTCAGTCAACGGCAGTATCAGCCTGTTTAAGTCGCTGATGAAAGATAGTGCATTGAATTTGGGTAATGCTATGTTACCGATTATCAATGCGATCATGCCTGTCTTGAACTCTTTTGCTATGGTCTTGAAGAACGTTACGGCAAAACTTGCAGAGTTTATCGCTTTAATGTTCAACAAGAAAGCAACAGTGAAAGATGGTGTCGGTGGAGCAGTTGGAGACATGGGTAACGCCATGAAAGACGCTGCAGGAGGAGCAGGAGACCTTGCTGACGCAGTAGATGACGCTGGAGATTCAGCAGGAGGACTTGCTGATAACCTTGGAGACTCAGCCAAAAACGCTAAGAAGGCCGCTAAAGAGTTGCTTGGTCTGATGGGATTTGATGAGATTAACATCTTGCAAAAACCAAAAGACGACGATGCAGGCGGTTCTGGCGGTGGAGGCGGTGGCGGAGGTAAAGGTGGTAAAGGAAAGGGAGGCGGACCTTTCAAAGACATCTTGCCAGAAGTCGAGTTGACCGACATGGACAACCAGTTCAAGAGCATTTTTGACGGGCTAGGAGACAAGCTTAAAGGGTTGTTTGACTACTTCAAGAAGCTTGCTGACCTTTTCGGAAAAGGTTTTGCTCTATCCTTTAGATGGGATAGTCTAGATAGGCTTAAAAATGCACTGAAAGGGATTTGGCAATCCATTAAAGACATTTTTGAAGACGGTACAGTATTACAAGCGGCCACAAGGTTCGGGGAAAAGCTAGCTTTTGCTTTAGGACAAACAACAGGCGCTATCGCTAACGTAATCATGGGTATCGCAGTCTTTATCGCTGAAAGTCTGAATAAATCACTTAATGAAACAAAATTAGATATCAAAGCATGGCTTATCCGTATGTTTGATATCGGTGGGGAGATTGCTGAAAGCGTAGGGAACATTGCTCAGAGCATCGGACAAATCTTCTACGATTCAATTACAAGTGAACCTGCTACAAATATGGGCGCAGGGTTAATCAGCGCCTTTACATACGCTTTTATGGGCGTGCAAGAAGTCACCGCTAAATACACAAGAGATATTATCGGTGCTATTGAAGAGACTATCACCGAAAATCAGGCTGGCATAACAGAAATGTTTACGGGTCTTTTTAAAGCTGTAGAGCCTATTGCTCAAGCTTTATCAAGCTCTATGAAGAAGCTTTTTGAAAGTGTTAATCAAGTATATGATGAGCATATAAAACCTTTGTTTGAATCAAGTTCTGCCTTGATGTCAGATGTAGTTGGTGCTTTTGTTAATGGGTGGAATGATAATATTCAACCTGTTCTTGAAAAGATAGGACACGGTTTCGCCGATACAATCAAAAACCATATTGAACCAGCTTTAGAAAAAATAGGTGGCATGATTGGAAGTTTTGCCGACTTTTCTAAAGCGATAAATGAAGTTTTCGGCCCAGTCATTTCCTTTATTGTAGAAAAGTTAACGGTTGTGCTAGCCCCTGCAATTGAATACATAGGAGAAGTTTGGCGTGTTTTATTTAACACTATCTCTGATGTGATTGGTGGTATTGCTGATATCATCAAAGGGGTATTTGATGTACTTACAGGACTTTTAACTGGAGATGGCGAAAAAATCAAAGAAGGATTTTTGAGTATATTTGGCGGATTAAAAGATATAGTAGTTAGCGTCTTTAGTGGCATTATTGATCTTGTATCTGGTGTATTGAAACTTCTTTGGGACGTTGTTGTCGCAATATTCAAAAGCATTTGGGACGCTATTGTAAACATCTTCTCTGGTATCGGAGAGTGGTTTTCTGGTGTATTCCAAGGTGCATGGGACGCTATCGTTAATATCTTCAGTAATCTAGGTTCGTGGTTCGGTGAGAGATGGGCAGATGTGACTAATGCGTTAGCAGAGATTGGCTCATGGCTGGGAGAAAAATTTCAAGAGGGCTGGGACGCTATTGGAAATATATTTGGCAACTTAGGCTCTTGGTTTGGAGAAAAATGGACTGATGTTACCAATGCTCTTTCAGATGCAAATACTTGGTTAGGTGATAAATTCAAGCAAGGCTGGGATGCAATAAGCAATACATTTAGCAAGTTGGGTTCGTGGTTTGGTGACCGTTGGAACGAATCTAAAGACGCGCTTGCTGAAGCAAACACTTGGCTTGGCGATAAGTTCCAATCTGGTAGGGATAAAGTGAACTCAGCTTTTGAAAAAGTTGGCTCTTGGTTCGGTGACCGTTGGAATGATATCAAAGATGGAGTAAAAGAAGCTGATACATGGTTTGGCGAGAAATTTGAGAGTGCAAAAGAGAAAACTCAGAATCCTTTCCAAAAAATCGGTTCATGGTTTGGCGATAGATGGAAAGACATGCAAGATGCCTTGAAAGAAATCCCCAACTGGTTTAAGAATCTGTTTAATGATGCAATGGATAATGCCAAAAACATCGTTAAAAGTGGTATCGATAAACTAAAAAGCTTCTTTAACTTTGATTGGAGCTTGCCAAAAATCAAACTCCCTCACTTTAATATATCTGGTAGCTTTAGTTTGATGCCTCCTAGAATTCCATCATTCTCTGTAGATTGGTATGCACGAGGTGGTGTATTCAACTCTCCTAGCATCATCGGGGTCGGTGAAGCTGGTCAAGAAGCAGTAATGCCTCTTGAACGGAATACAGGTTGGATTTCTATCTTGGCTCAAAAATTGGCCGAAAGAATGCCTGTTAACAATGCACCTACAGGTTATTCATTACCGGCTGGCGACATCGTTATTCAAATCGCAGGCCATGAGTTCGGTCGGGTAGCAATCCAAGAAATCAACAAGGAACATGAACGAGCAGGTCAAACCTTGCTCAAGATTTAGGAGGTTAAATGGCACAATTGAGAATCAATGGGGAGGCTGTGAAGCCTCCCAAATCTT